GAGTCGCGCTTGCCGATCAACTCGTCGATCAGGCGCACACCTTCTTCGGCACGACCAATGATCTTCGGCAGCGCCTGCACTGCGGCCACATCACCCTTGGCGATGGCTTCACCGGTGGCACGGGCGGCACCCATGCGCTGCTGGAACGCAGGATCAGCATCCCGACGTGCGTTCTCCTCCAGCACTGCGACACGGCGACCCTCAAGGCCGATACGCAGACCTTCGTTTTTGATGCGTTCGGCTTCACCCGGAGCCATCGTCTTTTTCTCGGTACCGATGGTCGTGAGTTCGCCGGTGAGGGGTTGGAATGTGCGCGACACGACCTGACCACCTGTGTCGGTGGTGGACAGTTGCGGCTTGTTCAGTTCCATGAACTTCTCGGTGCCCAGCTTCGACTCGTTGATCAGTCGAGCAAGACCACCGGGGGTCTGGATCAGTTGTGCAATGCGACCACGGGATTGTTCGGCAGTCACGCCACGAGCGGTCAGCGCAGGCCCGATGATAGGGTCTTTGTGATTGGCCTCGTGCCATGCGATGTACGCCTCGGCAGCACCGGGAGCGTTGGGGTCCAGCGTTTCGAGGAAACCACGGGAACGCTTGAGCGCGGCGTCCAGTACCTCACCCTCAGTCTTGGCTTGTGTCAGGCGCTGAGTCTTGACCTCACCCAGTTTCTTCTCGATGTCGGGCAGCTTGGAGCCGTAACCCCCAGAGGCCAGCGAGGTGCGCAGACGATTGATGTCCACATCACCGGTCTGAGGATTGTAGGCTTCAGCATAGGCGCGATTGAGCGCGTTGGTGGCCTCTTGCTCACGCTGGGCTTGTTGCATCTGCAACTGGGCCAGTTGGTTCTGCGATTGGGCACCTTGAATTGCCATGACCTTGCCGTACTGAGCCAGCGGGTCTTGGAGTTCGATCCCTCGAACTCCCATTGCGATTGCGGGATTGATGGGCATGTGGACTCCTTACCCGATGTTGGCCGTGTACGGCACTTCGTAGGATGGGTAGGTTGGTGTTGATGCGGGAACGCCCGGGCTGCGCAGAGCATTCAGCATGTTCTGACCCTGCGAATAGTTCAGATACGTGCCCAAACCCTGTGTCAGTGCGTTGGCACCACCCACATAACCCGAGGCCCGAGCAGCAGCACCACTCATTTGGGTTTCCCCGATGTTCTGTGCAGTGCGCATACCAGCTTCACCAAGCTGCTGTGCAGTCGTTTGACCAACCCCTGCGAGGGATTGGAGCGGTCCAAGACGTGCAGCGCGTTCGGCCTGATACCGATTGAAAGCATTTTGGTACTCCTGAGAACCAAGGTCTTGGCCGAATCGCTGAATACCTTTGAGCGTGGCACCTGAAAGCAGACCACCACGAGCCGCAGCCGACCGCTCCAGCGCCTTCATGCCTTCAGACATGCGAAACCCGTAGCCCGGGTCAGCTTGGAACTGAGACATACCGAACGGGGTGTACTCGGTCGCCAGCGGCACCAGCTTGTTGAGCGCGGTTTCTCCCGCTTGACGCCACGGTTCGGACAGTTGAACCTGTCGCTCGAACATGCGCTCCTGACCTTCAGCGGCGCGATCAGCGGCAGCAGCCTGAGTTCCGGCTGCACTACGGGACGCGCTTGCCCCAATAAGAGAACTGCCGACAACGGCACCAGCAACCCAAAAAGTCATGGCTGCACCTCGATTTCTGTGTGTTTGACCTGATTACCGAGACTGTACATCGAATCGAGATCAGCCTCAACCAATTCGGCTTCGGCTTCCTCGACAGTTTTTGACTCGGTGGCGTGGAACGTCATGCAAAGCGTGTCGGTTACTGCATACACCGCCCGCTTTGTCCCGGGTTTGCTTTGAAACAAGTGAGGCCCGGTAACCTCTTGTGCATTTCCCCCACCGTCCGTGATCTGTACGGTTCCCGACACAATGAGGTAGAAGTGTTCTTTCTTGTGGACTGCGCCAACCACCAACACCCCGGCGTGACGAAACACCTCACGACAGTACATCCCGCCGTGGAAATAGTGCTTTGTCTTGGGTTCGTACTGCGGCAGCTTGGACAACTCTTGCTGCAAGGCTTCCACCTTCTGTCGCATCATCTGCGGCGGCGCAACTGTAAACCCTTCGCCATAGGTGACGGTCATGTTCACTGGGTCACCTCACGGCCACTGACGCGCATGTTGATGGCGCTGGCGGTTCCGGCAATCGTCGAAATGAAGTCGCCGGGGTTGAGCACCTGACCCACCAGTTCAGGGAACGTGTAGACCTCGGCAGGCTGAAGCGTCTTGGTCTTGGTGATCAGGTTCTGGTTGCCAGCGGTGCCAGCCGTGGTCACAAGGTTGACCGAGATCGTCGCAGCCGAGGCGCTGTAATTGGTCGCCGTGAATTTGTCGATGATCGTGGTCACGTTGGTGGCCGTGTATTGGGTCGTCTGAGTGTTCTCGACAGTCTTGCCGGGAACCAGATTCTTGACGGTGACAGTCATGAGGGTTTCTCCTTATTCCAGTTGCAGTGCGTTGTTCGAGTCGTACTGCGTGATTATCCAATTTGTGCCATCAGACACCAAGGTGGCATTGGCACCGGCCACAGCTTCCAAGATCGCGGTGCCCGCAGACCCACCGGCCAACGGCACCACATTACTCGAAGCTGACACGAGGGTCTGGGCTTGGTAGTTCTGGAAGTGCAGTACCCGACCCGTGCTGGTGCTGGCGCTGGGCAGCGTTACGGTGCAGGATGACCCCGACTTGTTGTTGATCAGCCATGTCTCACCAGCGGCAACCGTGAAGTTGGCGGTCTTGGTAACTGGCGCACCACCGGCACCGTTGATCACAGATGCTGGAGTGACGTTGTGCCAAATTGTCCCGTTGTATTGAAGAAGATCACCCGATGCCGGAGTTGTGATCTGAACATCCCCTTCAAAATCACCCAGCTTGCCACCGAATGCCGGACGAATGAACAGCGAACCATTGACAGCAGCGTAGACCACTGCGGCCACCACAACCTTCGGGTTTGGGGCCGTGGGCACAGTCTTGGTCAAACCACCCGGTACAGCCGGGTCAAGGTACAGAATCTGACCATCGACCCAAGCCTCTGCGCCGCCCGTGGTGTTGATGCCACGCACCAGCCCGAACGAGGTCACATACCCCCAAGCATTGGTTGCAATGTTTTCGGTCGCCACACCCATGACGTACAAAGCAGTGCCCGCAGTCAGGCCGGTGGCCGGGGCACCCTTGAGAGCACCCGAGGCACCCACGGTGCCAGTGAACATGATGACCTGCCCCTCGGTGATCGTTGAATCGGCCTTGATGCGGTAATACTGCTCCTCACCAATTTGCTGTGTGGTCAAGCCACCTGCCATTACGAGGTTCAAGGTCTGATTGCCGTCAGCCTCGTCCCAGTACAAAGTACCGGGCACATTGGTGGGCATCGCCTGCGGAGTGTTGTCAAACGTCACCCAAGGCAGGTTGGCCTGCTGGAGCGCGGCCATTGTGCCCAACTCTTGCCGGGGCAGCAGTTGCAACTCTTGGCGCACGGTGTTGAGTTCGGCCTGCAACTCGGACGTACCGGGTGCCGGTGTCAAGTTTCCGACAGCGCGGTCGATCAGCAGCGTCAGTTCATCGACAGTCAGCGGCGGTGGGCCTTTCTGCACATCGTCGAGTGAGATGCTGCTGCCGCCCTGTGATTGAAACAAAGACAGAAAGAACAGGTACCATTCACGCGAGACTGTACCCGAGCGTGGGTCGATGAACGCAACCCGAGGAGGCGTGATTGGTACGTTCAGCGGATTAGGCATTCGTCGGACTCACGATCAGTTCCGCGCCCACGATGGCGATCTTCACGGGGTCAGTGCCGCTCAATTCGTACACCCGGTCGCGCAGCTTCATGGTCATACCCAGACGACGCCAGAAGGCCCGCTTGCCGTATTCGCCAATCTTGCCGATGGGTGTCCAGTGTTCGCTGGACCATGTGTGCCCACCGTCATCGCTCCAGCGCAGCATGACCTGCGGGTCGCTACCTTGGCCGAGGTTCAGGCCCACACCAGTCTCGCAATCAAGCTGGAGACTGTGCTGGGCACTGCGCTTGAGGTTGTTCTGACCGGTGGGCAGCGCCCTCCACGACCGCAACCACTTCTGGATGCTACCGTTGTCCGAGTAATCCTCAAGGTCGAATGAGTAGACGTTGGCATTTTGATAGTCGCCCACCACCACCTCGCCTTGGAAGAACGCTTGACAGTTGCTGCGGTGGCGGGTGAACGCGCCATTGGCGAACCCGGCCCGCTCGTGCCATGCCTGCGTTGCCACGTCGTAGACCCACGTCGTGTCAGCCTGCGGGAAAATCAGCACGTAAAAGCTGTGGCCGTCCTGCTGGTACGTGTACCCAATGGCGTCCGACATGTTGGCGTACTGCTGGATTTGCCACTCGACAGCGTGGGTCGAGATGCGCTGGCCGGTGTAGCCGTTGGCCCGGTAGACGATGCCCTGACCCCGGGCGTCTTTGCCCAGCCAGAATAGACCGTTGTCCATCTTGGCAATCGAGTACGGGGCAGCGCAGCCCAATTCGTTGAACGCGCCTTGGATGCGCGACAGCGGAAAGTCAGCGTTGCCGCTGTCGTACCAAACCTCGACCGAGTTGGTGCCAAACACCCAGATTTCCCGGTGGTCTGCGATGATGCCGACCACGCCGTCCGGGGAACCTTCGGCGCTGGCAAAGTCCAGCGGATCAACGCTCAGACCGTCCAGCAGGCTGGTAATCCAGATTTTCTGGCTGTTCGGCTCGTTGAAAACGAAGTATCCGTCGAGATAGGCCACGGTCACCGCGCCCGGAAAGTCACTGTCCGTGATCTGGGCGAAGGCGTTGGTCGTGGCGTTGTAGATGAAGCTGGGACCGTTGCAGGCCACGAACAACTGAGTGCCGTTGTCGGCCATGCTGACCGGCCCGCTGGTGCCCGCCACGGTGCCCAGTGTGGTCACAGTGTAGGTGGAGTCCACCTTGTACAGCTTGTCGCGGCTGACCACGTACAGATTGCCGTTGAACTCCCACAGGCCACGGATCGGCCCGAGGCCCACCGACACCTTCAGCTTGAGGCCGGGGGCGCGGTTCAGGAACGCAGGCTCTTTGCCACCCTCGGGGATGATCTCGGGGAACAGGTTGACCATGCGGGCATCCGCAGCGTTGACGCTGCGGGCCACGTATGCGGAGCCGAGAATCGGGGTCTTCATCAGAAGTTCCCAGCGTAGATGTTGAACCGCTGCTTGTTCGCCACGACACCGTAGGGCAGGCTCATGATGTCGTTCGGGTTGTTGATGCGCTTGAGGTTGCGCTTGCTGGTCATGGCAATCCGCTGGACCTGCGGCGACGGCTCAACACCAAACTCAGGGGCGATCTCCATCGCCAAGTTGTAGGTGAAGGCCCGCATATACCCGGGCGGGAAGTGCAACTGGGTCGCCAGATTGGCAGGCTGAGTCAACTCCTCGACCGAGATGAAATGCCACTCCAGAACCTGAGTCGGCTTGGGGTAGACGAACATTTCGACATCGGGGAATGTCTCGTTGACAAAGATGACTTGCGGGAAAGTCGATGTAGCTGTCTTGACCGCGATGCCGTTGTACTGGTCTTGATTGATGAACTTGATGCCATACGACACACCGCTAGGGGCGCGGTAGTAGGTAGCATCATCGAGCAGTACGGGGCGATTGCCCACGAAGTCGCCAGTGGGGCCAAGAGTGCGGCGAATTTCGCCTGCGGGCCAACTGAAGACTTGATCTTGAGTAGCAAAGACCGACAACCGCTCGGTGTTCCACGAGTCGATCATCTGGTTCATTGCCAGAAGGGCGTCTTGACTGGTCGCCGCTGACGGGGTTTCACCTTCGGCCAATACGCCAAGCAGGCGCAGTGCCCGGTTAATTTGATCGCCAGCGGTCGTTGCCATTTCAGCTTCCTTCGGATTCGTCGCTTGCCGAAGTCAGAAAGTCTGGAACTTCGTTGGGCTGTTCGATGGTTTGTGGGGTCACCTTGCGAGAAGATTTGCGTTTGACATGCACTTCTTCAACAGGTGCCGCTTCGGTCGGTTTTTCGACGGGCGTATCTGGATTGTAGCGCGTCCAGCCGTTTTTTTCATCCTGTTCCATCTCCAGTTCGTTGATGGCAACTTTGGCACCGTGAATGGGGTGTACGAGTACGACGTTCATTGAAATCTCCATGTGAAAACGGGGCCGAAGCCCCGTTTTACTTCTTGCTCAAGATTTAGGCAATCTTGTAGACCGACCAAGCTGCATCACCGGTCTTGCGGAACCGGAATGCTGCGCTGGAAGTGATGGCAACCGCGACGAAGGCATTGCCGCCATCGGTCAGACCGGTAGCGGTAGCCAGAGTCACTGTGCCAGACGACGTGCCCACGTTGACCACGTTCAGGTCGAAGGTGCTGCCAACGGTGGCGTTGGGAACAGCAGCGTCGATCAGAGCAGCGGTCGGCAGCGTGTAGGTCGCAGCAGAGGTCGAGGGGTTGGCAACCAGCATACCGCCAGTGATCTGGGCAGCAGTCAGGGTAGCCGTGGAAGTGGCGGTCTGAGGCGCGGCAAAAGCGCCCATGAGAGGTTCGGAGCGATTGCCTGCACCGACTTGATAACCGCCTGCACCGTTAGGGAGAGCCATGATGATTTCCTTTCAAGAATGAGTTCAGAAAAGAGGGGCCGAAGCCCCTCGGTTCAGATTAGCCCCACATGCGGCAGGCCATCTGCGGACGGATCGTGTTGTAGCCGTACAGAACGTCAACACGGCAGGGCATCCGGTCGTTGTTGATGTCGTACTGGCGAACCACACGCAGGCTGATGCCGTTGTGGACGGCACGGGATGCCATGTCCACACCTTGCGGCAGCAACAGGTCAGCGGTGGCGAACGCGATGGCGTCACGGTGGTAGGCGAGGTTCTGAGCGTAGGTCGTGCCAGAAGCACCGATGAACGTCACAGCCTTGCTGTTACCCGGCAGGCTCACGACAGTCGCCAGAGCGTTGCTGCCAGAGTAGATCGGGGCCACGGTGATGTTGCCTTCACCAGACGAACCCAGAGTCACGTCAGCCAGAGCGACGAACTGGAACAGCGAACCGGTAGATTCGCGGGTCTGGGGGTTGGCTGCGAAGCAGTCAGCGACGGTGAACACGTCGCCAGCCTTGACGGTGGCAGCGTTGCCAGCGCCGGTGATGGCGATGGTGGTAGCACCTTCAGCAGTCACAGCAGCCGAGGTCGAGCCGCCAGTAGCGGTACGGGTGCCCACGGTGAATGCCTTGATCGACTGGCTCATGTTTACTTCGTCATAGCCCAGAACCTGCTCACCCATCATGCCGTTCTTGAACTGGCGAGAGATCACGTCGGTGGGGTTGAAGAAGCCGGACAGGCCGTTGACCAGCGCAGCATTGGCAGCGGGGTTCACGGTCAGGAAGCGCGGAGCCATCGTGGCAGCGTTTTCGTTCAGCTTTTGCTGGGCTTGCAGCATCACCAGAGCGGTGCTGGGGGCCGAGCCGGGGGTGCCGACAGAGTTGCCGACCAGCTTGAATGCGTTGGCAACGTCAGCGTCCACGGTGGAAGCCAACTGGCTGATACGAGGCTTCAGCACACGCTCTGCGAAGTCGTCCAACTGCATGGTCAGTTCGGCAGAGGTGAAGTTGATGCCGACGTGCTTCTGCGAAGCCACAGTCAGGGTGGTGTACTGCTCGTTGTCGTCCTGTGCTTGCAGGGCGGCACCGTCAGTCACCAGAGCGCGGTCGGGCAGACGAATACGCAGGGTCGAACCGATCTTCGCACCTTCAACAGCGAAGCTGTCGTCGTACTGGCGGTTCACGTTGCGGGTGATCACGAGGTTGTTCTCCAGAATCTCCAGAGATTTGCGCGTGATCATGTCAATGGTAAGAAGGCTGTTTGCCATGATTCAAAGTCCTATTTAACGGTTGCGGAGTGCCTGTGCTTTGGTGATTTGTCGTTGGCGCTCGGCTGCGATCCACTCCGATGCACTCATGGTCTGGGTAGACCGAGGATCGGTGGTGTCAGTGACACCGGGGTTCACGGCACGGGCGCTCACCGGGCGAATCGGTTCGGGCGCAGACGTGGTTTTCTTCTGGGGAGGTTCGGCACTCAATTTGGCCTCAATCTTCCCAATTTCACGCGCTTGCAAAAGCGGCGACAGACGCGAGATGCGATCAGCTTCTTTCGGATTGCTGCCCAGCCAGTAGGCCAGATCAGGTCCGAGGTCGGACGCTTTGATTGTCTCGGCCATCACGTCGGTGATGCGAAGCTGCGGGTTGTAGGCAACTTGGTCAAAGTCGTCATACTTGGTCCGGGCTTCTTCTTCACTTTCAGCGTAGGCGTCCTCAATCTGAGCGCGTTGCTTTTGGAGTTCGCGCTGTGCGATCAGTTCTTCGGCTTTCTTCATCGCCAATGCTTCCGCATAGGCTTCTGGAGACTCGAACTGCTCGACAGGTGGCAACTCCTTGGGCACCGATTGCCGCGCTTGCATTTCTGCTTGCTTGGCTTGCTGCTCACGTTCCCACTTACGTTGCTCTCTTGCGAGGCGCTTGCCGATCATCGCATCGAGTTCGGCCTGAGAGAACTTCTTCTCCTCTTGCGTCTGCTCTTGCTGATTCTCAGCGGCTTCCGGCGCATTTTGTGCCTGATCCGTGGTGGCCGTCACCTCGGGGGCTTGCGCGGAGTCTACTTCCGCTAGGTTTTGGACTTGTTCAGTCATTGCATGTTCCATTGGAACCCCGGTCTACTGGGCCGGTACAGTTCTTAGATTATGCGCTAAGAATGCGCTTGTCAAGATCAGGTATCGGTGACGATGGTTTTGACGGTGCCGTCACCAAACTTCACTTTCAAGTCACCGTCTGCGCTGTCCACATACAAACCCGCATAGCCCGACACAGTGGCCGGTGCACCCACACCATCGACAAGCCACAAGCCAGGAGCAAAGACAAAGTTCAACAAGTTTGTGTAAATATCCGAGCCTCGGCTTGAATTTATCCAAATCTTGTTAGTGAGATTTGCAGAGATCGGATCAGTCCACTGACAGTTGATGTATGTCTGAAAACTAGTGTCTGTGGTGGCGTAAGGAGCCACACAGGAGATAAACGTAGGATTACCACTTGAGCCATTCACGACATTAAGTGGCGTAACGCAGCGAACATTTTTGAACAAGGCCAAAGAGCCTTCCAGTGCTTGAAGGTCTGCGCCAAAAAATGTGTTAGTGCCGGTGCAATAATAGTCAACGACATTAAAGCCACGGAAAATGATCGGACTTCCCGCAAAGCCAGAAAAGTTCAAATGTGCGGTCTGAACAGCCAATGCATCCGAATGTTCGCTTCGTCCACTCAAAGTGAAATTGTTGACTTGATGGCCGGCGGTTGAGTCAGTGCGAACAAAACGGAATGTGTTGTCCCAAGGACGGCTGGCAGGGCAGTAAACATCGACGGATACGTTAATGTTTGTAAAGTTTAATGCGGCGTCCCGGAACACCATCTCCATCAAAGGAGCGCCGGGACCGCTGTCACTGTTGCGGTCATAGAACGTGATCCAAATGTCCCGGCAACCTTCAGAATATGCAGCGCCGCCCCCAGAACCAGCGATCAGAGATGTGACTTGCTGGTTCTTGGAATCGACATTAATCCAGTTGTTCTGCACACCATAAATGAAAAAGTTGCGACCGCACAGCGTTGCGTTGATCTGGACTTTTACATCATCGCCAGAGAATGTCCCGGCATAAGGATACAGAACACTGGTGCAATCAACAGCCACGCGACCTTGACGAGCCTTGCCTTGCGTTGCGGGGTCACGAGTACACCAGACGCCATCTTTGCCGCCCAACATGGTCAGCTTGATGTCAAAGTTGGTGCAGTTGTCCACCAATTGAACGCCCACAAGACCACGGATTGTGGGGCTGGTACCGGTCACAATCAGTTCAGATTCAATGTTTGCGTTGACAGCGATGTTTTTGCAGCGAGTGAACTGAAATGCTGTGGACTCTTGACCGGTGGTGTAGATCTGATCGTCCTTGAGAGTTGTCCCTTGGAACACGACTTGCACACCGTCAAGGTCGGTAAAAGTTGCAACGATTGTGCCGACATCTGGCGTCATCCGATAGATGCCGGTGTCGATGAAGGGGAACAGCAACACGCCGCCACCTTGCGCTTGCAAGTGTGCTGCCGCTGCGGTAATCGCATCGGTGTTGTCCGTGGTGTTGTCGTCAACGGCCCCGAAGTCGGTGACGCTTACCACGCCACCTTGGATCATCGAATAGGTTACCTTAGTCAGCGCCATTTTTGTTCCTTAAACCATGTACTGACCGACAATGTAAAAGTTGTCGGCACTGATTGCAACAAGATCGGTTCCCACAACCTGAGCGCCGCTACCTTGGAAGAATGTGATTTCCGTGCCGCCTGCGCCAATGAAGACCATCGGCATGTTGGTAGACGCAGAACCCGTCCAAGCACCGTTATCGTATGCGAAAGAACCGCCGCCAGACGCGCCGCAGGTAAACGGAAGACCACCCACCTTGAAAGCGCTGCCGTTTGCCGTCGCGGCAGACATGACAAGGTTCAGTCGGAAAAACACCATGTTCCCGATGCGGGTGTAGTTTCCCGACTGGGCGGTGTAACTGACACTTGTTGCACCACTGGTAATGCTGGGGGTAAACGTACCCTCGTCGTATATTGACAATGTATCACCACCGGCTGCGGAAAAATTGATACCTTTACCTGAAGCAGGTGCCAAAATTTGGTCAATGGTTGCTTTTTTGGTTGTACCACCTTGAACAACCGGAACAACTTCAGTACCAACAAGTGCAGTTGCTGCCGACAATTGAGAAATTTTCAAATCTGCCATGTTTATTCCTATCAGTTGTACAACACTTCAATCGACGAAGTAAAAGGAGGTGCTTCCGAAAAAGTCAAGGACGTTCCCGACACGGAATAAGTGTTGCGTTGTTGATAAACGCCATTGATATACACATAAGTTGTGTTTTCACTGAACGGGGCACTTGCCAGCGTAAACACATATGTAACGCCATCACCGGTGAAGTTTTCAGGCATTGTTTCAGCAGCGCCAATGCCAGAAACATTATCCCATGTGGCGATCAACACATCGTTACTGTCCTTAAGCACAAATTTGTATGGTGCAAACTGAAGCCACACTTCACTGCTGCCCGGAACACGACCTGCGGCATCCAGAATGATTGGGTTGCTGTGGAAAGTCGCACCGGCGCTGCTGGTATATGTCGCCTGCGGAGTCGTCGTGCCAGCGGCGTAGGTATACAGCTTGCCGCCCGACAAGGGGTTGCCGTTGTTGTCGAAGAACTGGGCACCGGCACCGCCCACAGGGGAAAGAAAAACGGCCATTGAAAATTACTCCAGCAGGAGCAGGCCACCATCCTCTTGCACGAGGTTGTCGCCCGACTCAGTGAGAAGGTTACTGTACGCCATCTCGCTGCTGCGACCGCCGAACAGCGAAATGATGCCACCGAGGCCGATGGCAACAGCGTTGCGGGCAGCGAGGAAGCTCATTTGGTGTTCATCGGCTTGCAGTAGATCGTGCCGCCAGTGCTCAGTTGGATTGCGCTGACACGCCAGACGCCGCTCGTGCCGGTAGGCACCTTGAACGGGATCGGGGTCATAGCGGGAATGGGGGTGCTGGCGGTGGTCGCCACGGCACCTTCACCCACCTCGATGTAGCAGGGCTGGTCAGACCAGACCACCACACCCTCGGGGCCAGCGTTCCAGCCGGTCGTGGAGCCTGCGGTGCCCGTGTAGGAGGCAGTTTGAGCCGGAAAATCGGCTTTGGAGAGGGGGTTCAAGAGTTCCATTTCGGCTCCTTATGCGAGGAATTTTAGCTTGTACAGGGTGGACAGGTAAAGCCCGACGATTTCGTCAATGATGTTTTGAAGCGCGGTGTCGGTTTTCTCGACCACCTCGTAGCGCATACCCTCAATAGTTTTGAGAGAGTCTTCCAAAAATTCGGTGACGTTGGTTGTCTTGCGGGCATTGCACAGAGTGATTGGACCAATCAAACCGTGACGCCCTTGGTAGGCTTCGGCAAACTTGTCGGCCAACTCGATCACTTCATCGTAGAAGGTGTTGAGCGCCATGTGCTTGGAAAAGCTGCGGGTGTTCAGATGCACGGAATGCGTGACATCCCGGGCCAAGAACAACTCACCGACAAAATCAGCGCATTTCATTCATTTCTCCTTGCTGGGACATCTGCTCCATTTGCGGAGTCTCGCGCATCTCGGGCATACCTGCAACCAGATCGCCAGTGTCGATTGCAGCATGAATGGTGCCCATCACGATGTCCTGAATTTGTTCAGGAGACATGCTGGCCTGCACGGCGCTGATGCGTTGTGTTTCGGCGCTGTACGCCTTGACCTGAGCCTCGAATTCCTTGATCTCCAGATCGCGGGCTTCCATGCTCTTGTTGACGTTCTGAAGCATGTCAAACATGTTCTGCATCTCAGCGGCCATCGCCTCCATCTGCTGATTGGCAGCAACCAGCGCCGGGTTGTCCTCGTCAGCCAACACCTTGGGATCAAGGGTCTTCTGGAACCGTTTGGCAAGGTCTTGGGCACCCGGCCAGTCCATGTTCTTGACGAACAGGTCACCGGCCACTTGCCACAGTTGGGGGTTACCCTGAAGCAGTTGAGCCATCGACTCAAGGGCTTCCTGACGCTTGGTGGCGTAGCCGGGGCCAGTGATGACGCGCACGTCATACTTGCCGACGCTCGGGTTGTAGATTTTGTCGATGACGACGCCTTCTTGGTTCACGATCTTCTTGACCGGTTCCTCTTGCATCGGGTTCATCTTGACTGTCGATGGTTCGCCGTCTTCACCAATGATGCGGGCAATCCGCTCGGTGTCATAAATCTTGGGGATCAAATCCACCAACTGACGACCAACATGGCGAATAGCGCGGGCCAGATTATCCACATAGTGATA